AAATGAAAAAAGATCACCTGAAACTGTAGAATCAGAAGTATCAAAGATATATGTATTACCTTCAATTAAATTTAAAGCAGGGCTAACGCTACCGTTGATATAGAATTTATCACCGGTACCATATTGGTTAGTCCCTGTTGCTACAGTGACTGTGTAAGTAATTGTAGCCACAAGTTACTCCTATCCGTCGAAAAATATCGTTACGCTGTCGTATCCTGTACTGATATCTATGAAAGCTCCATCATCAAACAATACCCCATTATCTGGAATATATGGATCAACCATACCTGCTGCTGCAGGTGCATCAATCTCAAGTAATTTTGTTCCTGATTGAGATGTATTTCTAATTGCTAGAGCTCCAGCTGTTCCTGAATCACTAACACCATGTAGACCTCTAACTTTAGTTCTACCTTCAAACACTATACCTTGTGTCGTAGATGTAGCAGAAAAACCTACTGATGTGTTTGTTGAAACAGCACCATTAGTTTCTACTTTAGTTACAGTTAAAAAAGCTTGAGTAGTTGCTACAGTAGTATTATTAGGTCCAGCTCTTGTTTCAGATACCGTGCTTCCACTTGCATCCGTTCCAGTAATTGTAAAATTAACTCCAGAGATATTTCCCGTTGAAGTCAAAGTTACAGTTGTAGCCATATTAGAACCATCACTTACTGAAGTTCCAGTTAGGTTCATTTCACCAGCGCCACTTAAAGTTTGACCAGCTGCAACTGCAGTTGTGCTAGCTGAAACAGCTTTAAACATTTTTGCTTTTACGTTTGTTACATTTGACATTTGTTTCTCCTAAAATTTGTGTGGGCCGAAGCCCACACTAAATTAATTATTATGGTGCAAATGCAAATGCACCTGTAGTCGCGTCAGCTGCACCACCGAGTCTAGATGCGATAGTCCACGTACCTGTTTCATAACAAATGAAAGCAATCATGCCTCCTGTTGTTAACAAGTTAGTAGTTGCTGCTGCTGGTGTGAAAACTAATTGTGTTTCACCTGCTGCAGAAATATCAAAGTCAACCTCTGATGCTGCTCTTGATTCTATTACAGAACCAGTAGCCCAAACATCAGTTCCAGCTGCATCAAAAGTTAGAGTGTTAACTCCACCAGTTGTATCTTTTGCTTGAGCATAAACAACAATTGTCCCTTGCGTAGCTGCTGGTAATGCTGCTGCACAAGCAGCTGCACCTGTATAGTTTACAATGTTTATTGTGTCTGCTGATAACGTGATGTTAGCTCCTGTTGCTAAATCAAGTTTTGCTAAACCAGTCATATCAGGTAAAGCTGAACTATATCTTGTAGTTACTGCTCCTGTAGTTGCGTTTTTAGTTGCAACTTCAAAACCTTTTTCTGATCGTACCGGTCCGTTAAATGTAGTACTTGCCATAATTAAATCCTCCTAGTTTTCCGAACATAGTCTCTAGGCCGTCGACTATACGCGTCTATGTTCTAATTATAATTGTATAGTAATGAATTTATATATTATATTTAAGTAGAGCGCAAGAGGGCCTGCAATGTGAATTGAATTTATTCAACGATGTAGCTTTTTATTAAGTAGCTACTGAAACTTCGGGTGCAGCGGCTTCTATCTTATTTTGCTGATGTGCTTTTGCAGCTTCAGCAAGTTTGATATGGCTAATTACTTCTCTGACTTTTCTGTCAATCTTAACCATATTGAGAGTATATCTACCCTCCTTAAGATGATCCTGCTCCCATTCTAGGTCCAGACCCTTCTTCTTCGTGTACAGGTCCTGCAGATGTTGTTCCATCTTCTATAACCTCCTCATAGGTTATTCTATTAGTCCTTGGATCGTGCATTTCTCCAAGAGACTCCCACTTTATATCATTTTTTCCTAGTTTGTCAATGATAGCATTTTCTATATCAATGGGGCCGTCTAAAGATTCAATAATAAAATCTGAACGTAATTGATAAGCAAATATTTGGACTCTAAATTTCTTCATGTTTCTCACCATTTATGAAATAAAATGGGGCGGTTTTAAGGCCGCCCCAAAATTTTAGGTATTACGCACCTTCAACACCGAAGATACCTCTAGGGTCAGACGCGCCAAAAGCGTATCTTTCTCTAGCTTTGTATCTTACGTTGCCAGTATCGAAATCACCTTCCATTGCAGTTGTCAATGGAGCTCTGTTGAAATATTTCATTCCATTTGGAACATCAGTGATAATGTAGAATGAATCAGCATCAGTTAAAAAGTTATTAACTCTGTAACCTTGTGGGATCATACCCATAGATGCGATAGCATTGATATCATTATCAGCTGTACCAGTTCTACCTGCAGACTTCATCAGTCTTTCAGCGTTGAATTGGTTTTCCGAAGGAACGATCATTTTCACTCCTCTAGCTGCAACTTTAAGACCTCTTTCATCAGTCATAGCCGCGATGTCAATCAACGACTGTTCTAATGAAGTTTCGTTAAGATCTGCCTGCGTAGTCAGCGTATTTTTAAAAGTACCTGCTATCGTAGGGTGGTTCGTTGCAAATAAAGCTACTCCATCACCTGTTTTGAAAGTTGCAGTTGATGGTAATCCATTGATTAAAGGCTCAACAGATTTTACTTGTTTTGCATTCGACATAGATCTTGCTAAAGCTTTTGTATATCTAGAAGCTAATCTATCGTAGAGGTTATCTTCGATAGCTTCTTCTGTGATTGCAAATGCTAAAGCCACAGTCTCCATAGTGTATCTAGCTGTGAAAGTTTCTTGTGCATCATCAAATGATACTCCTGCACCTTCAGCTTTCACTTGTGCGTTTGCGAAACCAGATAACATTACTTCCTCTTCGAAAGCTCTGTCAGATGATTCCTCGGCATAAATTTCAGCATGCTGATTTTCATACCTTTTGTACTCCAGCCCGAATAGTGCATTCAAGCCAGGTTCTAACTCTTTTACGAGTTGCGATCGTGATATTGCCATATTATGCTCCTATTATGCGCTTACAGTTCCAGTGCCAAACCATTGTGATTTGTTAGCAACAACGACTACTGTACAGTTAGCAGCAGTTCCATCTTCGTTAGAAGGATCTTCTGCAATTCTTAACAGTCTCCATGTGTTGTTAATATCGTGGATTGACGCCACCGTTAACGTGTTATCAGACTGACCAGAAATCGTGCTTCCAGAATTGGCTGCAGATCCCATAGTTCTACCCATTTGTGCTTCAATAGCTGGGTTGTTTGCACCTAATTGTGCAGACGTTCCTGCTAAATATTGCTGGAATGGATTGTCGATAACAAACGCTGTGATGTCTTCACTGTTTGCTGGAGTTACTTGTGAATAGTAGTTCTGAAAAGTTGGCTTCTCTGTAGTCGCCGCGTTATAGAACACACCGTTTAAAACACCAATCGTAGGATTAGTGACTGCTTGTTGTCCTCTGATAATATATCCAGGGTTTGTGTTAGCACCACCTGCAGAGTCGATCTGCACGTAGTTACCTTGGAATATTGAGTGAGCATAACCAGCATCGATTTTGTATTTATTCTGACCGCCAGTAGCAGGTGTTGCACCTAACGTCCCAGCAGGAATTAAACCAAAACCTTTTGTGTTACTATTTGCCATAGTTTTACTCCTTTATGTACCTGCCTTCGAAAAGGCCTCCAGTACGGTTGATAGAAATTCAGTGATATTTAAAATTACTTTTTCGTACCACCGAAGGTTACACGAGATTGCCTGTCAACATTGATAGGCATCCTCTTATCCTGCTCCCGCATAAGATCGTTATTTACTGCTTCGCTTCGTTCAGCATGACGTCTTGTCATGTATTCCTGACGTTGCTTCGCGATCTCGATAGGTACCTTCGCAAGTAGAAGGCCGCCAACCCCAATCACTCCCTTGTATCTGCCCTCATCGAGGACCGGATAGTCAGATGCGTTTTCGACTTCTTCGGCACGTACTAACTCATAACCTTCTCTCATACGAGAAGCTATGTTTTTGGTGTCTTGAAATCCAACACTCTCTGCTCTAATCCATCTATACCTGAATCCATCAGGTGCAGGGGGTGCATCTAGAGATGATGGTGGAACCCACACTTTTGGTCTTTCAGACTTTGACCGTGTGTCGTTCGCACGAGAAGTTTTTTTATCTTTTTCCATTACGCCTCCTTCGTGTTAAGTTGTTTTGCGTATTCTTCGAGTGGCACACCTAATTTTTTAGCTATTGCTACCTGTGATGATGTGAGTCTCACAGTTTTGCGACCGGGTTTTACGCTTCTTTGAGCCGAAGCCACCGTCTGAACGGGGGTGGTCGATTGCTTTTCACTAGTATTACCGAACTTGTGCGGAAAGTCAACCTTAATTCTTTTATCGACTTCTGCATAGTAATCATCAGATTTAGGGTCATAACCTTCTGCAACTAGATCTTTGTGAATCTCAAATGCAGTGTAAGTCATAGCTCTATCTTGACCAAACCAAGTATTCCTTGAAGCCCATTCTTCAGCTTTAGGATCTGGTGCTGGCTCTGATGGCATTTCAGTAGGACCATCGGAGAGTTGTACAGGTTTCTCTGCCTGTGTTTGTTTTTGTTCTTCTCGACCTTCTTTGGCTGCCGCTAGTTTTGCATTCTCAAATGCGAGTGTTGCAATTCTTTTGTTTGCCTCAACTTGAGCATTAGCATCACCAGACTCAATAGCTGCTGCAAGTTCTTTTTGTGCAGCTTCCATTCCTGATGAAATAGTTGACTCAAATTTTTTAAGATAATCAGCATCAGTTTTTTCAAATCTTTTTTCTAATGCTTGTCTTTTTTCTTCTACAGCTCTAGCATATTCAGTAGCAGCTTTTTCCCTTCTCTCTGCTTCTCTCATCTTACGAGTTAGTTTTGCTATTCTCGCTTGAACACCTTTACTGTAGTCTTCTAGTTCTTGATCTTTTTTTTCTTCTAACTTTGTTTCTCTTTCATTTTCAAATGTTTTATCTGTATCTTTTTCTGTTGTTTCTGTTTCTTGTTTCGGCGCTTCCGTTGTATTTACAACTTCTTCCGTCTTTTCTTCCGGTAATGCAACATCTACTTCAGGTCCTGAAGTATCGATAGCTACATTCGGATCGTCTTTTTTTATCGGATTACTTTCCGGCATAGTTTCCTCCTATGTTAAAACTCATGCAATATGTCCTCTGGACTTTCAATTGTTGCTAAAACTTCATCGTCGTTTAGCAGACGCATTTCTCCACCTTCAATTTTTATTCGGCTACCTGCATAACGTGCAAACATAACCCAATCTTTTACTTTACACCATGGTCCCTCTGGATATCTATCCTTGTCCGCGTAACACTGCGGACCCATAGCCATAACTAATCCAACTTGCGATGCAACTTGTTGTCGTT